CCGGCGGCGTACCGACCAGCGGGTGAAATAAACAGTTAAAGCGATCGTGGATAATTTCGCGCGCCGGCACGATGATGTCGTCGATGTCGGCCAGGTTGTCACTGCTCAAGCGGTAGAACACACTGCCGTCGTCGGCGACCAGCGGCTGCACCCGCGTCGGATCGAGCACGTGCAGCGCGGTCACCACCTGGCGATTATCGCGCACCTTGAGCGCATAGGTATTGCCGCGCGAGAGTTTCGAGAGCACCCAGCATTCCCAGAATTGATTCCGGGTTTGATAATCATTGGGCCGGCGCAGCACCGGGCTGAAGGCCGGGTTTGTCGTCTCCGACCAGATGTCGTTCTTGTCCTTCTCGGCGAGCTTCACCCGCAGCTTGGCGATATCGCGTGCGATCAAGGTTTTGCAGGCAAAGTCCGCATGAAATGACGCCGCGGTATCAACATTGATTTCAAGATTGCGCTGCCAGGCGCCGGCGAACGACTCGCGGATGATCGGATACCAGCCGCCGCTGCCTTGGGGCACCGAGTTGAGCGCCTTGCGCTTCTCGCCGGTGAAGGGAATCGGCAGGCCGAAGATCCGCATCAGCGTTTTGCCTGTGCAATCTCGTGCCGCAGCCGGACCACGCCCCAGCGCCCATCGACATCGATGCCGAGCTGCGTGGCCTCCATCCGCAGGCTGTCGATGGTTGCTTCGGGCTCCTCGTCACCACCGAACTGACCGACGATCGTCTGAGGCTTCATGTACTCGACGAAGTCGGTAACTGCGGCGTCACGGGCGTCAGCGGCAGATTTTTCGGGCACGCGTGCCGCCTTGTCGGCAAACCGCGCCTTCTTGCCTGCGACCAGCGCGATCGCGTGCCGGGGCGGCGCCTCGTATTGTTCGCCGGCGGTCAAGTGCCGGGTGCCGTACTTGTGCGGCTTGATCGCCATCAAGGAGCGCAGTTTCATCGGCATTCCCTCCAAAAAAAATGGGGGCGGACAGAGGAGGCCGGCCCGCCCCCAGGGCGCGAGGTGGTCCTGGATTACGCGGTGTGGACGGGTCCGCCCCAGTCTGCGCTGGTCAGATACGCAACCGACTGCGTCCGGCCGCGCACCCAGTTGATGATTCGCTCAGCTTTGACACCAACCGAATTCGTCTGCCAAAGACTTACCAGCGAGGCGCCGGTCGGCGTGCTCGAATCGTGAGCCGGCGCATCCGACATTTCCAGCGAGGCTTCCATGCTCGTATCGACGGCTACATCGCCATCATCCGCCAGGAAGACATCGGTGGCATTCACCAACACAACAGTGGCACTGGGGACATAATCACTCACGATCGCCGCCATGCCGTAGACTGTTCCGCCGTTTGCGCCCATGCTCGGGAATTCCGGTTGCCCGAGCGGATTGACCATCATGGCCATTGCCTGAGCACAGGACGATGTCATGATGAACACGCCACTCGAAGGAGGATTGTTCGCCGCATTGAACTTGGCAAGCAGTGAGCGAATATCCAACCGAATGGCATCGGAATCATCGCCCGATGACACGATCGTTGCCGCACCGTTGGTGATCGAGGCCGGCGATACATTCGCCACTGCGGTCTTTGACGGAGTGATGAAGTCGGTGTCGAGCCTCGCCCGCAATGCTTCCGCCAGTTGATTACGCACGATCGCATCCGACTTCGGATCGCTGAACCGGATATTTTCCATGCTCAGCACACAGATGTTCGCAACCTTCAAAGGTGCAAGCGTGGTTCGCGTGAACGCAAACGAGGTTAGCGGTTTTGCTTTCGCTTCGCCGACCCAATAGCCAGCACCGGCGCCGGTCTGGGTAACGATCGGAACGCGGAATGGCACCGAAGTCAAAGCCGGAATGCCACCAGTACCAAAGCGTCCCAAGATCGTCCGCGGTCGCAAATACTCGAGAAACGCCGCGACCGCCGCGCCACCGGTTTCTGCACCGATGAGATTGGCCGCCCAGTTGCCCGAGATCGTCGTGCCGGCGGGAACCGCAGCCTTGTAGAATGCGGCAACTTCGCTATCGCTGCCATACATCGCCGCGGCAACATCTGACGCACGTTCGCTTGTCACTCGCTGCATGATTTTGACTTTCACTCGCCGGGCTAGTTCGATGCCGGGTTCGAGTGTCGGCGGTGTCTTGACGATGATCGATCCGCCGCGCGCCGCCGCACCATCATTGGCATTCTCGATTTTTACCGCCTTGGCCGCGAACGCCTTGGCCTGCTCGATCTTGCGCAACCGCACCAGATCCCGGTCGAGCGCTTCGACCTCGCCGGCCAGGTTGTCAAACTCTTCCTGCTCGGCCGCGTCCGAGGTGCGATCCTCGTCGAGGCTTTTCTGCATCACGGTTTCCATGCGCGCCGCGCTGGCGGCCCGCTTGGACTCGAGCGCTGTGATCTGCTCAGCAATCGTTTTCATGTCATTGCCCTCCGGGGCAGACTTGGGTTGTGATCGTCCCAGGGCACTGGGTGGGTTGAGATGAACGACACGGTGCAGCTTTGCTTGGCCGACCACGGCCCGCTGCGCAGTGTCGATCGACTTCACGGTGGCGATGGTGGCTTCGATGTTCGCGGGAATGGTCACCGCCGAAAGTTCGAGCCAATCCCATTTGATGAAGCGGATGCCATTGGTCTTCTCGATGAACGAGGTCTCGATCGGCTTGAACCCGATCGATAGGCCGGGGACGAGGCCAGCCTTGATCAGCAACCAGGCGCGATCGATCTCGGCGGTCACGCCCTTGGCGATCTTGGCGACGATCTCGATGCCGGCCTTGGTGACCTTGGTATGCGTCACATGGCCGATCGGATTGCCTGAGTCGTGTTGCCACAGCAGCGGCAACGGCAGCTTGAACTGCGCGCCATCCGGCTCGACCACATCTTCGAGCCGATCCGGCGTCGGCGTTGACGCCATGCCGGTAATGATGCGCGCGTCCTCGTCCACCCCCTTGATTGAAAGGAGGCTATATGCCCGGTTAAGCATGGTGGTGGCCTCAGTTAGTAATGCCAGGTAAATTTATTCTGTGGCTTACCCGCGATCGTTTCTGCCATGTCTTTGGCCTGCTTCAATTTTAATTTTTCTGACAATTGACCATCTCGCAAAATAACCCGAAACATGCGCGGATTATTCTTATCTCTGGATACCCATCCTACCAGTAGGTCGCCATCGTGAAGCCGGTACGGGGTCTGGTTTTTCCGCATCATGCAAAAAACAACCGGACTTCCGGCCGGCGCTGCGGCGTCGGATTAAGCGCCATCAATGCGCTCGCGTTAAAAGTGGCCATGAGCGGGTCAATCTTCCCGTAACCGGAATCATCTCTGGCGATCCGCATTCCGGTCGGCGTCGGTACAATCCGCGCATTGCCGGCGCACCAGGTCATCAGCGCCTGGCCGCCGTGCTTGAACGAGCCGTCCACCAATTTGCGCTCGACCGTCTTGATCGCGCCCATCAGCGAGATGCCTTGGCGGATGCCGACCAGAAGCTTGTCCTCTTGCGTGACACCGATTTTCGCGAGGGCATCGACAATGCCGCCGATCCCGATCGCGTCCACGCCGACACCGGCAAGTTTTTTCGTGCCTTTAACTTTTTCCACGATGTCCGTGACAAACGAAATGTCATCCGGCAATTCCTCGACCACAGTTAAGTCGCCGTCGGCCTGAAACCTTTCATAAAACCCGGTATTAGCTTTCCGCCGCTCGAGCCCTTCCGGCGAGATCAGCGCGTGCGTCCAGGCCAGATGCGTCTTGGTGTCCTTCTCGCGCCCGATCACCGCAATGCCGAGCAGATCGTCGAGCCCGCCGCCGTCGATGCCGACCACTACCGCTTCCGAGCGCTCGAGCACCGCATCCAGCGTCAAGCCTTCCTCGGTGCCGCGGCTCCAGTGATTGGCGCCGGCCCAGCCGTCGGCGCGCAAGCTCATCCCGATTTGCACGTTAAAATGTTGAGAGGCAATAAGGGCAGTCGCCGCCGGCCCGTCGGCCTCGGCCCGCACAATCTCGCGCGCCAGGAAGCCCTCGTTGGTCGAGCGCCCCAGGTTCGGGTTGACCAGCGGCCAGTATTTACGCTCCTTCCAGCCGCCGTCGCGCGCCAGCCGATCCGGCAGTTCGTACAGCACCGGCAGCAACGGCATGCGCGTTTTGCCGTCGCGCACCGCGCGCGCCATCGCCAGCTCGGAAGCGAACACGCCGCTCGGTGGTTGCTTGCTCTGGGTCGTGGTCTGGAACAAGAACCCGTCCGGCCGCTTGGTCAGTGCGCCGCGCAGCTCGACGAAGATCTCGGCCGCGTTGGCACGTTTCGCAAAGACGTGGGTCTCATCGATCATGGTGCCGAGCGCCAGCGAGCCGGTGATCACATCCGTATCCGCGGCCTTGATCTGCAGGCTCGCGCCGGTCTGCCGGTGGGTGATCTTTCGGATGTGGTCCTGCACATGCAGGATCTTGCTCAACTCGGTATTGAGCCGGATCGTGCCTTTCGCTTGCCGATACGCGATGCTCGCAATCTCGATGGTCGGGGCGACGAACAGGAATTCTGCCGACGGGCGCGGGTTGATAATCAGCGCGGTCAGCATCACCGCGCCGCCGTTCGTGCTCTTGCTGTTGCCCTTAGGTATTAACTGAAAAACCTCAGATATGTGCCTGATATTGTTGGCCCGGTCGAAGCTCCCGAACAGCGCCGCCACGATCGGCAGAAACCACGGCCCACAGACCTCACCCAGCCGCGGCGTCCCGATCACATCCGGCAACCGCAGCCGCTTGAAACAACGCAGCGCCTTGGCCGCCTCGTCCTCGTACAGCGGAAGTTCCGGGACCAGACTGCGACCGTCCAGGATGCGCTCCTCCCAGTCCGGGCAGCTCGTGTCCCAGTCCTCGACGCCCCGTAGGATGCTCCTGGGAGCCTCAGGGAAGGCCGCTGGTGCATCGTCTGGGATCGGGGTGAGGTGCTGGAGCATGCGGCAGCCAAAATCGCTCTTACGCCGCCGGGGCGCGCTTCTCCGTGGCCTTCCATCTCAAAGATCGACCCGTCTCTCCACCTTGCCGGGCGATCCAACTCCACGCCGCATCTTTGGCACGGGTTAGATTGGCCATTTCGGATGGTGGAGCATCGGGCCAATGTACCCGGTACATGCTCGGGTGCTTGGCATCGGGCCGGACTACGATGCCGGTGGATTTAATACCGAGGTACAATCGCCATTCAGCCATGGACATGCTCACTGCTCCCAGCATCAATTGACCTGATTGACCTCGAGGTCGGAGCCCCACTCGGTGCTCGCCCCGCCAGCCGTCGCCGCCGCCTCTTCCACCCGATCCTTTTTGCCAATCTTTAGCGGCTCGGTCAGCCTAGGGTGGCAATATGGTGCCGCCGCAATCGCCAGCCGGTCACGACGGGGTGCCGCCACGGCTGGGTCATTGATAACCGACAGCAAATAGTCGAGCGGCAGCATCTTGCCGGGCTGAATATCACCCAATTTGCGCCGGCGGGCCTCTTCCCGCGCCCGTTCGATTGCCTCACGTCGCCTGGGTGTTGTCATAGGCTTACCGGCGTTTGTTGACCTATTAGATTGATGAAAAAAATCTCTGCGTGCCTAAGGTCGGGGGTATAGCGGGGCCGACTTTCGAATTCGGACCCACCCCCCCGATATCAGCCTCGATAGCGTCGAGTTCGAGCCGCCACCGTCTTGAGTTGGTGATGCGAAGCGCAAAGGCAGTGGCCATTGTTGATATCCAACAATGAACCACCATCCTT